AAGTCGCAGCCTTCATGAGGACAGTCAAACCGTTCAGCATCTAAACAAGGATGTTCTCCTTTTCCGCTAAAGTTCTCCAAGTGTCTCTCCAGCGTCTGCTTCTGGAGAAAGACCTTATCACAGTACTTACACTTGTTCTGCCGTGTCTCATCATGCCGATTCAAGTGCATACACAGAGTGCTAGACTTGGCCGTCGTGAAATCGCACTCAGGGCATGTGTACAGACCAGCCTCATTCTTAACATACTTCCTTTTCCCTGGCATTTTAAATGGATAAGAGGATCTAGGGTACCTTCTTAACAGGACTTTAGACTCTTCAATTTTTTTGGGGCCCTCTCTTGTGTCTATTTTCTGCCTCTACTATAGAAATGACAGATATCAAGACAGTTGGCTCCAAAGCGGAAGTCTTCCATGGAAATGCAAAGCACACGAGCGGCGGCCTCAAGAAGGGCGATCTGATGAAGACCAAGGCAGGTCGCATTGTCAGTCGCAGGAAGCATGCGCTTGGAAAGACCGCGATTAAGCGTCTTTTTAAGGCGGGCTATAAGCCCAAGAAGGGCACCTTCCGCTTAATGGGTCGCGGAAGCCAGACCCGGCGCAAGCTCCGTGGCGGCTATCCCGATTCAACTGCGGCCCTCGGCAATATCCTTGGACAGGCGGCAACAGGCGCAGATGCAGCGGGTCGTTAAGTAAACTGATGCGAGAGCATCTGAAAGAGGTCTGACAACTCCTTTCTGGAAAGGGAATCCTCCTCTACAGTCTCCGGATCATACCAGTACAGGGCGCCTCGGACCCCGATGCTTGGCACCTCCCCTACGGCGGTCCACGCAAGTCCTGCCTTGGCTACGCGGAGTTCCTGGAGAATGTCACGGAACTCCTTTTGCTGAAAGGTCTTCTTAAAAGAGCTCTGAAGTGCTTTCAGAACTGTATCCGTATAGGTGCTTGTTATATCATCTATAGGGGCAAAAAAGATTGTATCATAGGGTACTACAATGCGTAAAGGCGTTGTGACAATATGGAGAAAGGTGATATGGGCTGTGAGTTTGGACCAGAACGCGTCTGGAATAGGAATGTCTTCAGCAACCACGAGGACATCTTTGGGCGCATGGAGAATATAGGTCAGGGCCAGAGACCAGTCTATGCCCTCCTTCATCTGAAAGACAGCATCGTACGTAAAGGGGAGCAATTTATTAAACGAAAAGGGTGTATTGGTTAGTAGGACCTTACGTTTAAAGGGGCTCCTCAGCAGTTGAATGTGCTCCTGGAGCGGCGGAAGTTTGCCCTTATGAAAGGGACCTTGAAGCAGAATCTTGGTCCCGTGAAGATTCGTTTGAAAGGCATCTAGATGGACTGTGTCGGACATACCGTTAAGAATCTAATTACGTCTCATCTTTAGATGAGACGTAATTAGATTCTTAACACTAACCCTAATATAAATGATGCTAAGGCTCCCCCCATTATGGGGGGAGCCTTAGCATCATTTATATTAGCAGGTTCTAAGAATGACTGCGATACCACATTTTAAGCTATGAATGATAGAGAATGATCCCCTCCCTGACACAACTTGTCATTGCGATTCTTCTATTAATCGTCGTAGATCTGCCTTGGCTCCTCACGGTAGGCCGTTATGCGCTCAAAATGACTGAAGAGATTCAGGGATCCCCTGTTGTCATGCGCTTCGGTCCTGCCCTCGTGGTCTACGTCGCTCTAGCCTATCTCATCTATCAGGTCAAAACGGTTGGAGAGGCAGCACTCTTAGGTGCGGCCACGTATGCCGTCTATGACTTTACAAGCATGTCTATTCTTAAAAAATATGAGCTGGGTGTAGCCGTTGCTGATACATTATGGGGTGGGGCTCTGTTCTCCATTGTTTTTACCCTTCTCAAGAGGCTTAGCATTCTCTAACCAGTGCTCAATAATACATCCGTCATCCTCGGCATCCAACTCTAGTCGCCAGGCCTGATAACGGGCCCATGGATCGGTGCCCCACTTCTGATTCCCATAATCCGCCCATTCCTTGGCTTCCTCATAGGTTGTATATTTGCCATGTCCCTCCCTTCCAGTTGCCACACACCTCCATGCCACACGATAAAGTCCTGACATCCTATCCTGTCCGTGTCCCTCTCACTTCTTCAAATTTTTCCTGGCTGCCTTCTTGGCCTCTAGCCCCGCCTTGTACAGGGTTGCAGCATCGGCGTCCGTGAGCCCCTCCACCTTGATATCCTTGGGCAGCGAGGCAAAGACCCGGGTCTTGAGCGTCGTCTTATAGATATAGGGACCATAGGGTCCCGTCCTGATCTCGTATTCCTTGAAGGCCCGGAGAACCCCCGACCCCCCTGCTGCCTTTCCCTCTAACTTCTCCTGTATGGAGGCCCAAGTGTCCTGAGGACTTAAAGAGAGTGTCACCGACCCGACCTTCACATAGGGCCCGAACTTCCCTGTTCGTCGTATCACGGGCTCCCCCTTCCAGTCCCCTAAAACCTCTCCCTCCGTCGCCTTTGCTGCCGAGGACTTAAAGGAAAGGGCCAGCTCCTCCGTCATGGCCTCAAAGAGAACACCGGCCGGCCACCCGTGAAAGACGGTGGTTTCCTTCGTGGCGTCCTCGGTCAGAAGCAGAGGCCCTTTCTTGGACATGACTGCTTTTAGTCCTCCTGAGAACACCTTGAGCTTGGGATTCGCACCTTCCTTGCTGGGCGCCTTGATCATGGTTGTGTACTTGTCCTTATAAGACGCCCAGGTGTCCCGCAAGACCTGCTTCCAGGCCTCTTGGCCCTTCTCCACAAGGTCCAAGCGGTTCTCCATCTGGCTTGTGAATTTGTACTCAAAGAGATGACCAAAGTGGGATTCCAAGAATGCAAGACATTGGAGTCCCAAGTCCGTCGGTATCAGCTTCTGCTTTTCGGCCCCGAGGACCTTCTTTGAGACTTTGACCTCTAGTGCCTTCTCCGGATCCGACAACGTATAGACCTTCAAATCCACAGACTGGCCGGGCAAGTTCTTGAGTTCGGCATAGCCCCGGTCCTGAACGGCGGCCAAGAGAGACGAAAAGGTGCTAGGGCGGCCAATGCCGTGCTTCTCTAGAGCCCGGACCAAAGTCGCCTCGGTATACCGGGGCTCCGCCTTAGTTTCATGGGGCTGGGCGACCAGTTGGGTCCATGACACGGTTGTGCCGGCCTTCAGGGCCAAGGCTCGCGTCCAGGCAGCCGCCGAGGCCTCATCACTATCCCCCTCCATACCCTTTTCGTCCTCTTCCAGATCCGCGATTCGCCCCACAATCTGGTAGCCGGGAAAGGTCGTCCGCTTCCAATTAGAAGACCAGGGCAGCCGATCCTCTGGCGACTCCTTCTCGCAATGGAAGACCACTTTCAAGTTCTCCCCTACAGCCTTCGCCATCACGGATTGAAGAGCCCGTTGCCGAATTAAGCCGTAGAGCTTGGCTCCGAGTCCGTCCGAATCAATCGTCTCTATCTCCATGTGGGTCGGCCGAATCGCCTCGTGGGCCTCCTGAGCTTTGACTTCATCACCGGCCACATCCTTTTCGTCACCCTTGGCCTTTGCCTTGCCCTTACCTTTTGTCTTGACTTCTTCTTTCACAACCTTCGTCTTGACTTCCGGCCCCAAATACGTAGGCCCCCACTTGGCCTCCACAACGGCCCGAGCCTCCGTAACAGCCTCCTCGGACAGCGTGGCCTTGTCCGTTCTCATATAGGTGATATGCCCCGCCTCGTATAACTTCTGGGCCACTTGCATCGTCACCTTAGGACTTAAAGAGAACAGGGCCGAGGCCTGCTGCTGGAGCGTAGAGGTCATCAGAGGATCGGGGGGTGCCGAGGACCAGGGCCTGGTTGTGTTTGTTTGAACCACAGCCTTCCTATCCGTCCTCCTCAAGTCCAAGTAGGCCGTGGCCGAGTCCTCATCTTCCAGCTCATCCTCCAGGGTCGCCGGAAAGGACCCCTTTGCGTCACTCCAAGTCCCCGTAATTCGCCACGAGCTAGAGGACTTAAAGGATTTAATGGTCCGTTCCTTCTCTACGAGGAGCTTGAGCGCGGGAGTCTGGCAGCGTCCGGCTGACAGGCCCCGGGCCACCTGAGTCCATAGTATGGGGCTCAGGGTGAACCCGATCAGCATATCCAACATGGCCCTTGCTTGTTGAGCGTATATCCTGTCCATATTGAGGGTTCTAGGATTGTCTACGGCCTTCTGAATAGCGGCCTTGGTGATCTCATGAAAGACAATACGGGGATTCGTAGCTAAAGGGAGTTTGAGTAACAAGGCCACCGAATAGGCGATGGCTTCGCCCTCCCGGTCATCGTCGGCGGCCAAGTAGATCACCGTCTTTCCTTTGGCGGCCTCTTTCAAATCCTTCTGGACCTTGGACTTCTCTTTCAGGAACTCAAAGCGCGGTTCAAAGTCTGTGGTCAGACCAATTGCGTCTAAACTCTCCTCTAGGGACCGAATGTGGCCCATGGAGGCTACGACTTGGAACTCGGGTCCCAGGAATCCCTGAATCTTGGAACATTTAGCAGGAGATTCAACAATGACTAATTTCATCTGTTAGAAACTCTACTTGAATTTAAATTATCAAATTTAAGTAGAATGAACAACCCTCCTCCTCCCCCTTCTGGATCTCCTCCTCCTCCCCCCCCTCCCCTCCCTAACGCCGCTGCAGCAACTCCTACAGCGAGAGGAGGTCGTCGTCACAAGCGTCGTTCCACAAAGCGCTCTAAGAAGAGCCGCCGCACCAGGCGCCACAGGTAATACAGTTGCCGAACCTAAAACATCCCCCTGTCACCAATAGAGGATGAGTGCTATTCCCCAATCTTCCTTACAAGGATCTCTCTTTGAGCTCGTTGCAAGAGGCCGTAAAGACGCGTATTTTGCTGTGGACAAGGACTCCTCGGAACATGTATTTAATACGAAGTACGACGCGACGACCCCCTTTCTCCAGGAACGGAGAACTACGGTGCCTTTGAATGGACCCCAGTTTGGCAACACCTTTGAAATAGAGATTGACAAGTACGGAGATATTCTCACAGAATGTAACCTGCTCATTGATCTGCCCTCGTGGCTTCCTCCGATGCCCTTAGTGCCAGGCGGCACCACCTATCCTCCACAGGACGCAAACAACACCTATTGGATCAAGGATACCTCAGACAACAGTTACGGCTACTCCGATTACATTGGCTATTTCCTCTTTGAGCGAATCCAGTTCTACCAGGACCAGGCGCTCATTCAAGAATGGTCGGGGGACATGCTCTTTGCCCTGACCTCTACGGAGGGTTCTTGGAACTCCTCCTATTTGGGAAGCCAGCAGACAGGAGGCGTTCTCATTGGGAATGACCCTGTACGTACTTTGGCTGCCCGGGCCACTCCAGGAACTCTCCGCCTTCAACTTCCCCTTCCGGGCCTCCAGACTCCAGGGGATGGGGGATTTCCCCTATGCTGTGTGCCGGTCCAGAGCTATCGTCTCCGTATCAAGCTTAGGAAGCTGGAGGATCTCATTGAGTCAGACTCCCTAGAGTACAAACCCAATCCATTCTCTAAACAGTTCCAGTACACCTTTCCAAATGGGGATATCCAAACTGTCCAGCCCGTGAGCCGGGAGAGTTTCGGTCAACCCACCATCGTTCTGGAAACGCTCCAGGCCTACATAGATCCGGATGTCCGAGCCAAGCTCCAGACCATGCGCCACTCCATCCCTTTCCGTCGTCCGTTTGAGAACATCTTTACCTTTGGACCGCCCGATTTTGCCGCGCTGGATGTCTCCTCTATTGCGGCCTCCAGCCGCCGTCTAGACGCCTGCCATCCTGTGGAACGGCTCCAGATCTTCTTTCGGACTGCCAATGCCCTGGACCAGAATCGCTATACGGATTTTGTAAATCCCTTGAGTCCAGATGGTCAGTTCTACAATCAAATGAAACTCATTATTGCGGGGAGGGACCGGGAGTTCCTCCAGAGCCCCCTGGTCTGGCAGGACCTCATGGCCTATGCCAAAGATGAGATTGATTCGGGATACAATTTCAGCGAGATGCGATGGAATCTGGGGGATATGTACAGCATGCCGAGACCATTCTCCAGAAACCCCAATGGTTCTGTGAATTTTACTACGGCGGACCGGCCCACCCTGTATTTCCAGCTGAACAATGTGCCGAATCAAACGATTTCTCAGCAGAGGAAAACGGAGCTGCGGGTCTTCATGGAGGGCTGGAATGTCTATGAGATTGAGAAAGGCCGAGGACGGCTTCTGTTTGCCAATTAAATTCTTAACACTAGTGCTAATATAAATTTAAGCCTCCGCCCATTTGGGCGGAGGCTTAAATTTATATTAGGCGGTACATGTAATCCCTTGTCCATTATGGACAAGGGATTAAATAGATTCTTAACGGTAACTACGAACGACGAGAACCCCTCTTAGAGGTATGCCGTTTCCTACGATGGGACACACGCCGCCTTTTAGATGTATGACGGCGACCTCCATGGGCAACTGCTCCAGCAGGTGTTGCCCCTTTTTCTGCTGGTGCCGATGCTGCCGCGACTGCAGCATCGGCAGCTAGAGAAGCAGGCGCACTTTTTCTCTGTTCTAATAGTCTTTCATATACTTCCGTTTGAGCTTTTAGCGCATTTTGCGCATTTCTAATTGCTTTTTGAACGACGTCTAGATTGCTTCTGGCATTGTTAACAGCGCCATCAATCGTGCGTTTTTGGATTATCAACCTTGTTAATAGGTCTCTATCAAGAGGAATTGCTTTTGATGCTATGTCTATTAGTTTACCTAGTTCCTCTTTTTGCTCAAGCGCGCGTGCAAGGGCGAGATATGCTTCTACTTCTTCTTTATTTTGTAATGCTTCTACTTCACCAGCAGCAACCCCTACTGGTATTTGTAATTCACGTTTTGAACGAAAATGTGGATTAATACCCGATGATTGTGCGGTTGACGGGCTTGATGATACAGCAGTTAATCCTTCTGGGGCTGAACTTCCCGAGGGAAATCGTCTTGGGGGATCTAAATTTCTCTCAGAAGATTGTCCTGACGATAGTGACGGAAGAGCTTCCGACATAGGTCTTACCCCATTGAGATATTTCCTCCCATTTCCGTTCCTCACATGTCTTTCTCTCCCATGTTCTTCTCTCGTATTTCTTGGATTTCGTCCACTCATTCTCTCTACTAGAGCCCCCGAATCCAATCGCATACCCTATCCGTGTTAGAATGATTAAAGAGGGTCCCTGCCTTTCCCTTGACAATGGGCAGCCAGGCCGGAATACTGGATCCTCCGCAATACCCTAGGCTATAGTCATTTTCATCCACATCACAGAGATACCACTTAATTCCGGGTCTAGTCGCTACAACCCGATCCAGATTTACACGATTACAGGGACCGCACCACTTGGCTGTAAAATACACAATGACCAGAGGGCTTGGATCAATGAACTGGAGTAGTGACTCCAGGATCGGCTGGCTGAGGGGGGTCATCTGTTGCTTGATCTCCTGGTTGCTTAACGGTTGTTGTTGTCCCTGCTGCTTTTGTTTGCTCAGGTCCATTCTGTCGTAGGCGCCGTAAAGAAAGCACAAGGCTGGACACGATGATAAGTACAATGCTCAGGGCAAAAAAGGGGGCTAAAAGGTCTGTTTCCATAGCTCCTCCCTTTTGTTCAGCAGGAGCCGTTGGTTTTATTCCTGGAATTGAAGGCCGCTCTCCTTGAGATTGTACAAATGTAGATGCCTCTTGTATAACAGCAGGAATCTCCTTTACAACCATACCATAGGCCGACTGGAGATTATTTAATAACATTTCACCGAGAGATGCTATTGGACCCAAAAAAGGGATCATTTGAAGAATTGCGACTACCGTTTTTACAATCCAGACAGTACCTGCCATAAAAATACTCGGACAGGGATTCTCAGAGGTTTGCGGAGATCCAAAGTACTCCCAGTATACATTAATACACTCATTGCTATTAAAGTAGTATCTGTACAGTTTGTATATATACCAAAAGAATGAAATAGGAAATCCAATGATACTGATAGTCGCAATCAAATTAATGAATCCAGTCGTCATATCTCCCGTAATAAAATGATCTATGCCGAAGAGGCCGCCGAAGATCAGAACAATACCATAGAGCAAGAAGCGATAGTGCTTGTCCAAGATATCCTGGGGACCGTCGGGATTTTTAGCATCCCGAAAGCGACCTCCTGCAATTCCCGTGACTCCGACGGCCGGAGCAGAGGGACCATAGAGTCGTACCTGATCTTGGCTCAGAGCGGCATTAAGGGCATCATAATACCACCAGAATCCAAAGGTAGACGTATTTACTATGAATTTAATAAGGCCTGTAATGGGAGACCCAAGATATATATAGTCTAGACCAAAGAACCCTCCAAAGATAGTAAGGGCAAAATACCAATTGTAGTCCAGATTTTGAACATTCCATCGTTTTAAGGTACTTGGATATATAATGTCTTTTAGTGCCGACATAGTCGCCTCTACCTAATCCAACGGACTATATTGTAAACAGAACGCCCCCAAATCCATTGACAGCACGGAAGACGTTATAGTTTAGGGCATAAATACGAATGGTAGCGGGACCCCGAATAGAGGTGGCAGAATTTTTGCTGGAGGGGATGTTCAGAACAGGATTCATAGTGATTTGCCAATTTACGGAGTCTATGCGGCTGGCATTGAGTGTACCCGAGGGCTGAGCGTCTTCGGGCTTGAGTGCCAGCGAATAGCAGTAGATGTATTGTTGTACCGGAGTCGTTGTATGATGGTCAAAGGGCTGAACAAGACGGAAATAGTCGGCATTCCGGACCTGGAACCGGTCGTATCCGTCCAACTGTAAAAGGGCAGAGGAGATCAGATCTGTGCGTTGATTCTGAGTGGGAAGATAATTCATACTATAGCCGTCATTATGACTGTCATTATTGAATCCATTATTGCTAAAGCAGCCATTTCCTATGGACAAAGCGGAAATATCCAACGGTTCATTAATGGCCAGGCTGCTATAGTTGAAGGGCTCGTTGACCTGGTTCATAAAGTCACGCTGGGCCACGAAAATGAACTCTTTGATGGGATGATTGAAATCCGTCTGAATGGTCACTTGGCTTTGGAAGGGGGGCACAGAGATCAGGGGAGTATACTGGATCTGTTCAATAAGGTATTCGTGGCTCTTGGCAACGAATCGGCGACGCTCCTCTACGTCCAAGTAGACATAGTCACCCCACAACATCATACTCGTGATATTCGTAGGCTGGACCCAATTTCCATTGACGCATTTGGCATCCGTGACAGCATTGGGATTGTAGAAGAGGGTGTTTAGCGGCGCAATGGTGATATTGATGCGAATAGGGTGATACTGGAGAGCTAAGAGAGGGAGATACAGACCCGGATTCCGACAAAAGTAGAACATCAGAGGCACGTAGAGGTGTAGATTGTATTGAAAGGCTCCGGGAATAATATCGGGCGTCTGATAATTGTCCACCTGGCCCACCATCAGATCCAGGGCATCCTTCTGAGAGGCGGGGGTGGTCAGCTGTTGCCAGATGTACATCCACTGGCCGGTCTGGCGATCAATCTCCTGTTCACCGACCTCAAAGGTGATCTCCTGAATGAGGGCATTTCCGATACTGTTGACGTAGCTGACAGCGCTGCCGTCCAATGTATAGACTTGGGGGAGTTCCACATCCAAGTAGATTCTCCCCAACAGATCACCGCGACGAGGGATCAGGCAGGAGATACGTTGTCCAAAGTTGGCCGTGCCGTCAAAGTACATGGGCTGGCTTTCAATGGCAAAGTTCGTGTAGCGGCGATAGACCATTTTAAAAAAGGAGATTTGGGGATTTCCTGTCAAGAAGACATCCTGCTTTCCGTTTGCTACGAGCTGAAGTAGACCACCGCCAGCAGGCATTCCTGTTAAACCTTCCGGTTATTCTTAGACCGGAA